GTCGAGAAGCTTATTCTTAGCATGACTAATACATGCAAACAACGAGAGGCTAGACCCTACGCTATGAATGAGCTATTGAACATTGTTGAAGTGGTTCGCATGGGTGTTAGAGATAAAGTTATAGATCCTAAGTGGTTTCCTGTTCTCATATCAAAAATCAGCGTAAAAGCAGAAGAGAGAAAGGAAGGTGATGATGTTACCAAGACTCGCGTAATTTTTATTGCTTGCATGATACATTTGTTAATGGATAAAGTCCTTTATTCCAAGTTTATGAAAGGTTCTTATATGCGTGATGCTTGTATGATAACTCATAAGTGGCGTAAGGGTGGTGCTCAGTACCTTGCCAATAAAATGGGTTATATGCGAGACGATATGTTTTATTTCACCTTTGATGTAATAAATTTCGACCAGTCTGCTTATGCATCTGTTATAAGTCTTATCTTGATGATGCCGCTAATTAACATGGATGATGATGGTTCTGAGGAATACAAAATAGCTCGAGCATTCATGATTCAAAGAGCACATGAAATGTCTGTCAAAATAGTTAAGTGGATAGGTGACGAGTTTAGAATGATCATTGGACAGATTTTTTCAGGTTTACTCGTTACTAGTTGGATAGATACTATGTATATGACTATAGCTTCCAGGTGTGTTTATATGCTTATTTACTTAGAAATACTTTCTAGAGATCCTGAAAAGGCCAAACGTTTTCATGAGTCCATGTTGCGTTTTATTATCTATGGTGATGATAGTACACATGGTGTTCAAGAAGAGTTTTACACTGATGTTATTGGTGAAATTTCTAAAGATTATCCCCTAGGTAATTTCCAGCGTAAGTGTGAGATGTACTTCGGCCTTTTGTTTAAACCTTCACAGACACATCTTTTTAGAAAGAAGAGTAACTTTAGCCCTTTCCTTACAGTCGTAAAACCCATCTTTGGTTCCAATAGTAATTTGATCCGACATGAAATAGTTCAGCAAGGACCTGTGTTTCTTAAAAGGTCCTTCGTTAACATGAAGGTCGGCGGCAAATGGCATGTTATGCCCTGGAGACATGAGGATGATTATTATCATAGGCTTGCTGTCACCTCTAAAGATACCGAATATAACCCGAATAAATGGCGTTCAAAGTTTTTAGGACTTTTGATAGACACGATGGGTACTAATGCTCTCAGCTATTCCCTTTGTAAAGGTATGTATTATGGCCTTACTAACATGCCTTACAGTTTTAGGTTGCGTAGTATGGGCGGTGTTGCTTATCCACCCATGGAAAACGGGCGAATACCAGAAGACGTGTTTATGAAGACTCCCGATATTAGGGACTTACAGAAGTTGATCGATGAGGGTGAAGAACGTTTAAAGAAGTCTATGTTTAAGACGGGTATTGATAATAAAGTTATTTTAAGATCTTTGGATCAAAGATGGTTGATTGAGGAGTTTATGTGGGATGCCGATTGGCGTACAGCTTGGGTCGTCCATTTTAAGTTAGAGATGTATGATGGTAGAGGAAATGTTATAAATGTGGTTTGGGGCAATGAAGATAACACTCCCTATGAGTATTTACGATCTTGTGATATTGAGTTTGATGATCCTAGCTTTGAGTAGGATGGTAGTAATTGTTCTTTAAAATAATATAAAAAAAAAAAACACGCGTC